CGTGCCCGGCATCAGCGGCGCGCCTGCCGTGTTCACCGCGATCAACAAGGACACGGCCGAGATGCACCATGAACTGGTGCCGTTCGACGCCGATCTCGCGCAGCGCATGTCGGATCGCGGGGTGCGCATCCTGCAAGCCACCGATGCGGGCGAATTGCTGCCGCGCATTGCCGCCAGTGCCGATTTCTTCGAATGCCGCTTCTGCCCTTGGGCCGCGCGCTGCTGGAGGCTGGAGCGGTGAGCGAGGACAGCATCCTGCACTTCAACCCGTGGATGGATTTCAACGACGGTCCTCCGGCCGAAAGCCCGTTCGGCTGCGATCCGGACCCCGACCAGATTGCCATCTTTCTCGATGTCGTCTTCAGTTGGTGCGAAGGGCTGATCCCCCTGCGCGGCTTCGTCGACAAGGGTCAGGGCCGGAACGGCAAACCCCACAACATCTGGATCGGGGCTGATGGCACCGCCTGTGAAAAGCTGGCGACCTTCGCTGCATGGGCGAACCGTGAAGGTGCTGCGGTCTATGTCATCCCCGGCACGGTGGCCGAACAGGGTCAGGCCCGCGCCGCCGATGTGCTGCAGATGCAGGCCCTCGTGGTCGATCTGGATGCGGGCGACATCCCGGCCAAGCTGGATCACATCGTCAGCCACCTTGGCACGCCCACGCTGATCGTGGAAAGTGGTGGTCGAACGCCCGAGGGCGCGGCCAAGCTGCATGTCTGGTGGAAACTGACCGAACCCGCCGCGGGCGAGGATCTGGCCACCCTGTGCCGCCTGCGCGGTGATATCGCGGTGAAGGTCGGCGGCGACACCCATTTCCGCTCTGCGCACCAGCCTATCCGTGTCGCGGGCACGGTCTATCACAAGCACGGTCACCAGCGGCTGGTGCAAATCCGCGACCACAATCCGGTCGAAGTCGATCTGGCAGATTTCGCGGAGCGCGTGGCCGACATGCCGCCGCTGCACGGTGTGGGCATGGCCAGCGCGCCGCTAACCGTCGCAAAGCCCGGCGTCGATGCCGTCCTGACCACCCCGGTACGCGAAGGCGCCGTGGATGATTGGTCGCGGTTTCAGGGGGCGAGCGCCGCCATCGGCCACTACATCCGCCTCGTGCACGACGGTCGCATTGACCCCGCCGAGGGCTGGGAAGGGATCTGCGGCTACAATGCCGCCATGCTGCGCCCCGAATGGCCGCTTGATCGGTTGCAGGCGGAGGCCGAACGCCTCTGGGCCCTGCATGTAAAGCGCAACGGCCCGCCGCTCATTCGTGCGGTCCGCCCCAACGCCCCCGCCAGTCCGCTGCCAACCTTCAGCCTGGGCGCGCTGCTCGATGATCGCAGCCCGATGCCCGACGACATCATCGCGCCCCGCGTCCTGACGCCGGGCGGGCTGTTGGTGCTCGGCGGCGCGCCCAAGGTCGGTAAAAGTGACTTCCTGATCTCGTGGCTTGTCCACATGGCGGCGGGGGTGCCGTTTCTCGGCTTCACACCGCCCCGGCCACTGCGCGTGTTCTATCTGCAGGCGGAAATCCAATATCACTACCTGCGCGAACGGATGCAGCAGATCAGCCTATCGCCCGGGGTGATCGCGGCCGCGCGCGACACCTTCATCGCCACCCCGAAACTGAAGCTGCTGCTGGATGCCGACGGCGTCACCCGCATCGCCGAGGCCATCCGGGTGGCTTTCCCCGACGCGCCCCCCGACATCATCGTCATCGATCCGATCCGCAACCTGTTCGATGGCGGCCCGGATGGCGGCGGCGAAAACGACAACACGGCCATGATGTTCTTTCTGAAGGACCGGGTCGAAGTTCTCCGCGAAGCGGTCAATCCGGACGCGGGCATCATCCTCGCCCACCACACCCGCAAGGCCGCCAAGCATCAGGTCAAGGACGATCCCTTCCTTGCTCTCTCCGGCGCCAGTGCGCTGCGTGGCTTCTATACCTCTGGGCTTCTCATGCACCGGCCCGACGAGGACAGCACCCAGCGCCGCCTGGAGATCGAGTTGCGCAATGGCCCCGCTCTGCCCGGCAAGCTGATCGACAAGGTGGCGGGTCGCTGGGTCGAATTGAACCCGATGAACGAGCGGCTGGTGCGCAAGGAGGTCGGGGCCAAGTTCGACGCCGAACGGCTGCGCAAGCACGATGTCATCCTCGGCATGCTGCTCGATGAGGCGGCGGGCGAGCGGCTCTACACCGCCATGCAGTTCGCCGAGACCTTCGAGAACCGGGGTGGTCTGGGCAGCAAGCACACCATCCGCGAACGCCTGAGCGTGCTCGCCACCAAGGGCTTCGTGAAGTTCCTGCGCGACCCGTCGGGCTTTGGTTTCCCCGTTACCCGGTCACGGTTCGGCTATCTCTGCGTCGAAGGCATGCAGTTCAGTTTGCCGGTCGAGGAGGTCGATCCGGCCACCGGCGAGGTCACCACGGAGGTCCGTCCGGTCCTGCCCAGCCACTTCAAATGCCCGCAGTCCGGGCTCAGCCTTCAGGTCGAAAACCCTGCTGTCTGGGTCTACCAGGACGGGTCCGAGGACGACCTAACTCATATGAGTGAGGCCTGACTCATATGACAGCGCCAACTGTGCACTCAATGAAATCAACGGGTTACGCGCAAATAAGAGTTAGGTCCCTAACTCATGCCCGAAGACTTCATGAAGTCATATTCCCCAACAAAATCAACGTGTTGACTCGGATCGAACAGTTAGGTGCTGAACCCCCATACTACGTATGGGATGGCCCCACCCCAGGGTGGGCCACTCATCCCATGCGTAAGGGCCTGGCGCGCGGGCCACCCTGACAGGTCCCCCATCCTCCGATCCGACGACGGCGGCCCGTACCGCCAAGCACATGACCGCCGTCGTCTTCCACCAGGACCAGCCCCCCAAGACAGGAGAGCCATCATGGCTGCGACGACTCTGATCCCCAAATCCGACAGCGCAAGGTTTGAATTGCTGCCCGTCACCAGTTCAAGCCACCGCTGCATCCTCGCCCTTGATCTGGGCACCTCCACCGGCTGGGCCTTGCGCAGCCACGACGGTCTGATCACCAGCGGCACGGCGAGCTTCCGTCCCGGCCGCTTCGACGGGGGCGGCATGCGCTATCTCCGTTTCACCAACTGGCTGGGCGAGTTGGACCGTCTGTCCGGTCCCATCGCGGCCATCTGGTTCGAGGAAGTGCGCCGTCATGCGGGCACTGACGCGAGCCACATCTATGGCGGGCTGATGGCCACACTGACCGCATGGGCCGAACTGCGGGGCGTGCCCTACGAGGGCGTCCCGGTCGGCACCATCAAGCGCCACGCCACCGGCAAGGGCAATGCCGACAAGGACGCGATGATCGCCGCTGCCCGTGCCCGTGGCTTCAGCCCTGCCGACGACAACGAAGCCGATGCCATCGCGCTTCTGCTCTGGGTCATCGCAACGAACGGGGGTGTCGCATGAGGTGGCATCCCCACGGCTATGGCGGCCAGCGTCGCGACCCCGACCAAGTCAAGCGCGAGGGCTGGCACGAACAGGGCGTGTTGGCGGTGTCAGCTGACGATCAGCGGCTGACCTGGCCGGAACGCGAACTGGTCCGTCAACTCGGTGAGAAGCTTTACGGGCGTCGCCCGATGGGAAAGGAGGTCCGGCATGGCTGACCGCATCTGGACGGCCGACTGCGTGGCCGATCATTTCGAGGAGGCGTTCCGCACCTTGCGCAAGCTGCCGCCGGTCAAAGCGCAGGGGTTCTTCAACGCCTGGCCGCAGATCGTCCGCACCAGCCGCGAGATCGCGGCGATGGAGCCCGAGCCGATGCGGGTCTGGCCATCGGCTGCCGCCATCACGCGCCTGGAGCAGACCTCGGACTGGGTGCTGTGGATCGAGGAGGCCGAGCGCAAGCTCGTCTGGTCCCGCGCCGCCCGCGTACCGTGGAAGCAGATCAGTGGCGAGATGGGCTGCGACCGCAGCACCGCATGGCGGCGCTGGCAGCTGGCGCTTACCAAGATCGCGGCGCGACTGAATGCGTGAGCGACTCCAATGTGTTGCAACACTTTTCCCTTCGACATCTGCAACATGTTCGTGCTATTCCGAAGGCAAGATGGGGAGAGTGCGCCGAAGGGTTCGCTCTCCCCTTTTGCTTTAGGGCGGATGCGGCTGGATTTCGGGTTGGTTTCCGGGGTCCAGAGCGGGTCCAACCGGGGTTCATCCTGCTAACCTACTGATTTCTGGTTCCTTCCTGGCGATATTCGTATGCTGGCGGGCGAAGCGCGGCACATCGCTAGCGACTGGCCTCGATTTTTGGGAAGCCACCCGGAAGCCAGCGTCGCCTGAGCCCGCCTGAAACACTGCAAATTCAAACTCTTGAAGCTGGAAACCCTTGGTGGCCGCTGGACCCCGCGTGGAGTCCAGTCTGGACCCCGGAGTCCGGAAGCCAAGGGTATCCACCCTGATCCGAGGACTGACCCGACGATGACGCTGAGCTTTGCCCCGGATCGGATCGAGATGTGGCCGCTGGCCAAGTTGCAGCCCTATGCCCGCAATGCCAAGGCACATGGCGCAGATCAGGTCGCGAAGATCGCCGCCAGC